TGACAAAAGGCGAAAGCCGTCCGAGGCGTCGACCTGCCGCCATGGGAGTAGCGGCGGCGCGCCTGGACGGCTTCCGGATCGTGCTCCCGCGCGCCATCTTCTCCCATGGGAAGCGCGGGGCTTTCAGATTGTGCGAACTACTCGGTCGGCTCGAAAGCGCCTTCCCACTTGATCGACATGCTCGAAGGCGAACCCGAAGCTCCCTCGGTCTGTACCGTCTGGAACTTGCCGCGGCTCGCGACGCTGCCGCCGCCGAGGAAGACCTGCATGTCGACGTAAGCGCGCGACGTGCACATCTGCTCGTAGGGAAACTCCGGGCCACCGATCGGCACGGGCACGTCGAACTCGATGCTCGAGATTCCGGAACCGGGAGACCAGCCCCCGAGCCCCTCGTTCATGAGCATGATCGGCTGGTTCTGTGCATCGAGCATGCGCGTGACCTTCGTGATCTGGGTCACGGGGGCGCCGTTGATGAACAGCTTTGGGATTGCGTAGTCTTGCTGCGGCATTTTCTAGGAGTCCTTCTCAGCCGGCCGAAACTTCCGCCACGCGGAACGAAAACTGGTGAGCGAGATCGATCGCGTTGAGATCGAAGCCGACCTCGAGGCGCCCGCCGGTCTTGACGACCCGGAGCGAGTCCTTGCTGGCCGCCACGTTCTGCAGCGTGTGGCCGTCCTTCTCGTTCATCCGCTTGACGATGTGCGGACGGAAGCTCGAGGGGCGGAGCAGGTTCGGGCGCTCGACCTGGTTCCCGTTGACCTTGCCGTTGGCGAGTAACTCGTCGTCGGCGAGGCGCTTTCCGCGGAAGTTGAGGCCGACTTCGACGAGCTCCTCGTCCATGAAGTCGTCGGCCACCGAGACGCGGTGCCGCTCGAGCGAGCGCGGATCGTCGAGGGCGCCGGTCGCGTCCTTCGAGCGCGTGGTTGTGGCCATCACGATGTAGGTCGAGACGCCGCTCGTCATGAACGGCATCAGTCCGTCATTGATCGCGTCGTTCGCCTCGTCGGGCGTCGGGATGTCCGCGTCCGCATAGTGCGGGAGGATGATGTCGTTGAGCGGGTAGAAGTCGAAGTTGGGGGCCGGGTGGACCGCCTCTTCCTTCTGGATGAGCGCGGCGGCGGCGGCGGCAAGCTCGCACGGGTCGTGCTCGGAGTTCTCCATCCAGGCGATGGCGAGCCGCTCGTAGTTGCGCCCCGTGGCGATGGTCGCCGCGGCGCTGCCGGCCTGACGGTTGGCGGCGATGCCGACCGAGCGAAGGCCGACCTTCGGAACGCTCTTGTTGACGATGTGCGTCTTGAGATGCCCGAGGCTCGTCGCGTCCGTGAGACTCGTGACGATGTAGTACTTGCGCACCGAATCGAGCACGGCGAGCGCCGTCTGGAAGTTGGTCGGCTCCGTGGTGGTGCCGTCCGCGCCGGCCGTGCCCGCGCCGAGTTGGCCGAGGACGGTGGCGACGAGGCCCGTGCCGAGGGGCTCGATCTCGGAGTGGACGTTGATGGCAAAGATCGTCGCGGTGCCCTGCGAGGCCCCGGCGATCTTGGCCGATAGTGTGACGGTACCGGTGACGTTCGCCGCGGTGACTGGAAGCCACGTCTTGGCGTTGATGGCCGCCGCGACGTTGTCCCCGATGTTGGTCATCGTCTGGGTCGAAGTGAACCCGACCGGGATCGACTCGCCCGCGATGATGACGGTGACGGTGCCGCCCGCAGTGAGCGAGCCGGAGAAGATGATGGTCGTGGTCGCGGTGGCCGGCGATCCGCCGCTCGAGGCGGCGTAGGGCACGGCCCAGACCTTCGCGTCGCGGTTGTGCCGGAGGAACTTGCGGAGCCCGCGGTGAAGCGGGGAGCCCACGCCGGCGCCCGCAGATGCGACCGCCTCGTTCGGCACGTGATAGCGCGTGTTTGCCGTCCACGAGCCGGCCGAGCTCTTCGGCATGACGAAGACGACCTCGCGGCCCGGGGCGAACGCGGAGGCCGCGCCCTGGTTGAAGATGATCTCGCAGGCCGCGCCCGGAAGACGGAAGTCCTGGCCGTAGCCGGTGATCGGGATCTGGAGCGGCATCAGCTGTCACCCTTCTGAGCGCGCGAGGCGCTCGGTGTACGGACGGGGTCCGCGCTCTTCGGCGCCGCGATCCCGTCCTTCACTTCGACGGCGAGGAACTCGACCCCGCACGCATCGGCCGTCGCCTTGTCGGCGGGCCAGATGTCGCGCTTGCCGCGCTGGAACTTGTTGAGCAGCGCCTTCCCGTTCTCGTCTTCCGAGTCGCACTCGAAAGGCTCGGCGGAGGCGGGGTGCGAAGCGCCGTTCGTGCCGTCAGATGGGACGAACGTACGCCCGACGTACTGCGGGATCGCCCCACGAACCTTCGGGAAGTTCGGGACGTAGAGCTTCGCGTCGTCCTTCGCGTAAAATCGTAGCTTGGCCAATCGGATGACTCCGGCGGTGGGGGTCGCCTCGAGAGGGAGGCGGCAATGGGGAGCGCGCTCAGAAGGAGCGGGCGATGGTCTGCAGGCGGGCGGCGAGGCGCTGGGCGAAGACGCGGCCCGCTGCGCTCGTCGCTCTGTAGAGGAAGCGAGTCGGCTTGTTGCCCGGGTGGTTCACGCTCTTGCGGAACACGACCCCGCCCTTCCCCATGAAGCGGAGGGCCTTCGCGCTACGGGCGCGGATGACGTGAGGAGCGGCGCCCTTGTCGATCGCGGCGGCGTAGGGCTTGCGGTTCGAGAGGCGGACGATCCCGCGGTTCCGAGTCCGGATGACCTGGCCGGTAGTCGCGGCTTGAAGCGCGCCCGTGCGGGGCTTGAAGGTCGGGTGGACCTGGACGTACTGGACGCCGAAGTCGCGGGCGTCTTGAAGCTCTCGAAGGACCGCCGCGTCATGTTTGGCGAGGAATCGGCGGTGGGAGAGTTGGACGGCGCGGAGGTCGATCACCGTGCTATCCTTGGCAAATGGAGCGCGACGTTTGGTTCGGCGGTCGGAAGGTCGGAGCGGTTGCCGAGCCCTCGCGCTTGGTCTTCGGGGCCGGCAAGCTCGTGATCACTTGCGCGAAGTGCAGACTCGACATCGAGTGTGAGCGCTGCGGCGTCGGTGACTACGTAGGGCCGGCAAGGTGCCCCGGGTGCGCCGCGGACCTGCTGGCGGGCGCCGCGTTCTAGCCCTGAGGCTGAAACACCGGCGTCGTGCTCGCGTAGACCAGGCCCGGCATCACGCCTTCCGGCGCACCGCCAACCCCGATCTCGTAGTCCGCGCCCTCGAAGATCCCGTCCGCCTCGAGCCCGGAGACTTCGCTGACGTACTCGACGGTCTCGAAGTGAATCGAGATCGCCCAGTACATCGGGCCCTTGTCGTCACCGGCGAAGCGCGCCTGGCCGGGACCTTCGTGCCGAAGCATTCGGATCGAGCCGAGGTCGCCGCGGTCCTCCCCGAACTGGATCGCCCCCGAGTTGTACGCGGGATGACCCTGTCGGAAGATGACGCGGCTGATGATCTTGGAGACGGCGACGGCGGCGTCCAAAAGCTGGAACGTCGTCGCTACGTCAGCGGCGCCGAGCACCCAGTCAACCGTCCACGGCTGAGTGAGCTTGTCGGCGTAGAAGGTGTGCGTCGAGTACTCGGCCGTCCCCGAGCGGTAGACGGCGAGGAGCGGGAAGCCGGCCTTCCGCGACTGCATGACCGGGGCGATCGGCTCGAGCTCGAGCACGTCGGCCACCGGTACGAGCGGGCTGATGCCGTGCTCGTCGGTGAGGCGGTTCGCCACGGCCGCAACCCACGCTTCCGTGAGCTCGGCGAGGATGGCAGTCTTGAATACGTCGGCGAGGATCCGCCGCGCCGGGTCGAGCGACGTGAGGGTCTTCGCCTCTTCGATCGTCGCGATGTCCGGAGGGAGCCGGAGGGATCCGATCCGCTCGTTCAGGCTCGTCACGGGCCCTCGTTCATGCTCGGGGAGAGGGTGAGCATGATCCTCGTGGGTCGGCTCTGGTCGATGTCAGCGAGCCGGAACTTCGCGCCGGTCGGGTAGCTTGGGCCGACGATCGCGAAGTA